CCAATCATTAGCTATCATATCCCAATCCCACTCACCATAACCAAGATTGTCTTTTATAATAAACTCGTCTTTTTGTTCTTTCGTCCAGCCAATAACTTGTTTAATCGGTACTTCAAAGACGCCCGCCGATTTTAACGCTTTAAGGCGCATATTTCCGCCTAAAACAATCATATTTTCATCAACCACTAAAGGTCTGGTTTCAAGCATTTCTGGAAACTCCTTAATTGATTTTACCAGCTTTTTAAATTTAGCGTCCGTTATAAATCTTGGGTTTTCGTCATTTGGTTTTATTTCCGCTATATTTACTTTTTTAATCATCTTGCTCTTTTGTTGTTAATGCGTATGCCGCCCCCATAATAAACCCGAAGGCTATTAATCCGAAACCGTAAATTAAATCTAAAATCATTGATTTTTAAACCGCTTTAATTGTTCTTGCTCTGCTCTATAACGGTAAGCATCTAAAAGCGAATCATCGTTTACTATCATATCGAGTTCGTAATCTGTGTACGTTCCCCAAAATTTGTTTTCCCAATTCATAATAAAATTAATTTCTATAAAAGTAAAAAAATATTTTCAAATATAAAAATTATTTTACTGTAAACCAATGAACATTCATTCCAACAATAATAAAAAAGAATTGTAAAGTGTGGCGTTTATCATCTGCTATGGTTTCTATTAACTCAATATCTTCGTTTGAATAATTTATACCAACCATTGCGCCATAAATAGGAAAAAAATCAATTTGTAGCATTCTTTAATTTTTCATAAAGGTAAATATAAAATTCATAAATTCTTTGTTGCAAATCATCCTTATCGTGTAACTTACCCGTGCTTCTTGCTACGCCATCAATAACATAAACCAGCTGGAATTGTTTGCCTCTAATCTGCGGATAAATCTTTATATCGTTATTTGTACACCAGTCAAAGGCTTCGTAAAACTTTGGTAAAATATTATAGTCCATAATCAAAAAGGTAAATTATTTGTAACGTCTAATCTTTTTACTTTTTCAAGGTTTCCATTTTTATAGACCCCCCCGTTCTTAAAATCTGGTGCAATAGTAAATTTACCCTGTTGCCCGTTTTCCTTTCGCTTTACTTTCTGTACGTAAACCTCAACGTTATCACTTCCGTATTCGTTGCGCTGTCCTATTTGGCGGTAAACCGTAAGGCAGTTATAAGCCTTGTTAAAAAAATCTGATGAGCCTGATATATCATAAGGCGTTGGGACTTTGTAACTGCCGTTGTCGGCTTCCATTTTTCTGGGGTGCGCTACTAAAAACAAATGCGTTTTAGTTTGCTGGCAAAATTGCGTTATTTCAGAAAGCATACGACCAATATAACTGTGGTCTTTTTGCGCTGAATGGTCAAGCATATTCCACGGGTCAATAACACAAATATTAATACCTTTTTGGAAAACTAAATCTCTAAAATTATCAAGAACGCCTTTTAGCGTTAAATTTTCAAGGTCTATTTTAATAAAATAAAAATGATTTTCAATAAAATTTTTACTCGCGTTTAGCGTATCATTATCGCAGTTGCGCTCATTTAGTTTATTTGCTATACGCTTTATATGACCCTCGTAGGGAAACGATTCTGGCGCAAACATTCCGACCCTAAAGTCCTGGTTCATTGCAAGGTTGCAGCAAATTTGGTCAACAACGTCAGACTTTCCGCTATTAGGTATGCCAGTAATAACAGACCATTCTCCAAGAGCCAATTTAAAATAAGTGTCGCTATCAGTAAGGTTAATGCTATAATTTTTAATTCCGTTTTCATTGTAGTTTAAAACATTTGACCAAATATCGTCAATGTTTACGATACCCTCTAAAGGGAAGTTTTTAGCTTCTTTTAGCTGGTTTCTTAAAACCTCTGCGCCTTTATTTACAAGAACATCGTTTGCGTCTTTAAACTCTTTAAATTCTACGTATTTACAGCGATATTGTCCAAACCTACGCGCAAGTTCATTTCGTAATGCTAAACCTGGTTGGTCGTTGTCCGTGCAAAGTATTATTTCTTTTTTATCTTTAAAATACTCCCAGCAGTTATCTAAATATTCAAGGCGTTGGTTTCCTTTTGATGCTCCATTGGGTACACTACAAACCGAATAAATACCAGCCTCGTGTAATGATAAGGCGTCCATTTCGCCCTCAACGATATAAATCGTGTCCATTTCCTTAATAGCGTCCAAGCCATAAAAAATAAGTTCAGCCCCTCGTACCATTTTAAAATTCTTTTCGCCATCACGATACTTGATATTCACAAGTTCGTTTTCGCGGTAATATTTAAAATTGATAGCCGTGCGGTTTTTTGATACTTGCGGAAAGTATTCCTTTGATTCGCCTATTTTCCAATGCGCTATTGTCGCCTCTGAAATACCACGTTTATTAAACCATTTTATTGTTCTAAACGATAATTCGGTTTCAACCTCTGGCGGTTTTATATACTCAACCTTTGGTTTAAATTTTACGTTTCCAGACCAACCGCAGTTGTGGCAATTATAAACGCCTTTAGATAAATTAATCGAAAGCGGTTTATCAGCTTTATTTTTTCTATTGGGTGAGCATTTTGGGCATTTTAATTTTTGTTCTTCTGCGTTGCCTTTAGGTTCTATGCCTATGGCTATAAATTCGTTTATCATAGTGCGTCTTGTAGTTTTTTAATTCTGTATTTGTCTGCTAACTTAACAAGAAAATCTTTGATATTTTCATTTCTTTTAAATTTTTTGCTTTTGTGATATGCGCCAATAACCGTTGTATTTTCCATATTAACAATCTCATCGGTTTCTGTTTCGTGCTGGCAATACACTAAAAAAGCATCACCGTTGGTTTTTTGCCAACAATCTACAATCCTTTTAAATAATAATTCTTGTCCAAACGGTACAGGAACGCCTTTGAGTTTTACCTCAAAAATTATTAGGTATTTATTATCAAATTCTAATACAGCGTCAATATCGCTTGGATGGATTTTAGAATTTCCAACGCCTTTAAAACTTACCTTTTGTTTAAATCGTTTTTCGTGTTTTATCATATTTTTAGTTTTTGTATTAATTCAAACCATCCATTTACATCGTGTAAATATTTATTTTTTATCTCGTATAACCCAGAAAAAGTTTGAAAAGAAGTTCCATCTGTTCTATAACGATACGAACCTTTAGGAAAATAATCAGCTTTTTCTAAAAATTCCTGTTTAGATATATATCCGCAAACGGTTATTTCTTTTTTAACAGTATTAAATGAATTAAAAATAAAATGAGTTGCGCTATGGCTTAATTGAAGTTCCATAAAATTTGAAACAAAATCGTCTTTTACTTCGCATTTTCTTGACATAGTTTTTACGTCAATTAACTTATCGTAATATTCTATATCATATCCTCCATCAAATCCATTTGAACCATCTATATCGCCAGCTTTAAATAAATCCCTAATAACTTGTTCTCCGATAATTCCTACTAATTGTTGAACCTTATTTCCGTTGGCTTCTTTTCTTTTTCCAAAATCGTACGTTTCGACTAAATAACCAGCCTTTTTAATTAATTCTTTATCTATATCTAATTTAAACATTAGTCCTCCCAGTTTACAGTTTTTAAATCCTTACCAAATTTATAATCGAAAAGGTCGATGTATTTAATATCATCCTTATTTCTTTTTCGCAGCTTTGTGATTGATAAATAATTTTGCGCCCAGAAATTATCCTGTCTTGCTCTTTGTGTTAAAATATAAACCTTGCGCGGATGGTGTTTATCTTTGCGCCAAAGGTCATCAATTATTTGCACCCATTTACGTTTTGCATCTTTAGTTTTTGGGCGAGTTTCCTCTGGAAATAATTCAACAATATTTAAAAAACAAGATTGTACTGATGGGTCAAAATCGGCAAATGTTTTTTTAGGTTTTTCGATTTTACCCTTTACTTTATTTAATAATACTTTATTATTATCTATAATAGTACTATTATTATTATTATATATATTATTATATATACTATTACTTTGTTGCGGATTTACCGCGACGGTGTTTTCCGCTGCGGTTTTTTCCGTTACGGTTTTTTCCGCTACGGTGGTTGGGGTGTCATTTAAAAAATAATTATACCCTGCAAACTTTCCGTTTTGGCGCACTTCTTTACGAACCAAAAATCCAACGGCAACCAATTCTTTTATTCTGGCGTTAATTGAATCCTTACCTTCTTTAAAATGCCCAATGATATATTGAACGGTAATCGTAAAACCCGACTTGTGTGAAAACAGCCAACAGTATAAACCAGTTGCTCCAACAGATATACCTTGATGGCGGAATATCGCGCTTGGGATAACCGTGTAGTTATCGAATCGCTGCGGCTTGTATATTTTGTTTACTTCCATAAAAAAAACCCTTGACGTTGATGCAGTAGAGGGTACATCGCAATCAAGGGTCGGTTTACCAACCTAAAAATTTTCAAAATGCAACCTCTACTTTGCATACAACAAATATATAAATTAATCTTCTTGTTCTAAAATGTTTTTAAGTTTATCGCAAAACGTTCTTATATCGCCAAAAATATATTGAAACGCCTCTAACTTAATCGGGTCATCTTCAAATAATTCAAACAGCACCTCAATAAGCAGTTCGTACTCTGCCAATGTCATCATTCCAACGTATTCATAGCTTACAGGAATATCGCCAGCCGAAGTATTTCTAACATACTTGGGTCGCTGTCTTGTTTCACTCCAATAAACTTTACTGTATTTGCTAAATTTCATTTTAATTGGTTTCTATAAAATTAGATATTTTTAAAGTAATTATCTATAATTTTTACAGCATCGTCATAATTGTTTACCCATAATGCCTCCCAATTCGCATTTTTAAGCGTTTTAAGGCACTTTCTCTGGTTAGGTGTAGGTTTATTATACCCGACCTTTAATTCGAGCGCTAAACCGCATTTAAATGCGTTTTTGTAAAATACTAAAATATCGGGTACTCCAGATACCCCCCCAAGGTATTTAAATTTATAACGCTCAAATGGACTTCTGCGACCTTCGTTTGGTACGTGAATCGCAAATGCTTGTGGATATTTGGCGTTTAAATAATACATAACAGCGTGCTGTAATCTATCTTCCTTTGTTAAGTATTTTTCGTAGGGGTTTTTTCGCATATCTTAAAAGGTGTGGGTGAATCTTTTTAACGTTTAAAATTCCGTAAACTTTTTTTGAATTTTCTAAAATAATTTGAAGTTTGTTTTTTTCATCCTCAATCATTTTTTTTGTTTTATTGTAATTCGCCACAAAATCTTCATCAGCTATACATACGTAATCAAAGTTTCTTAAAGCGTGTATTACCGTAGCGTGATTACGATTAACTGATTTACCGATACTATCTAAAGAAGCGCCAGGAAACATTTCGCGGCATATTTTAAAATAAATAAACCTCAAATAAACAATATGGCGTCTGCGGCTTTTATCAGATAAATCAACATTGTGAGCAGTTTCAATTATTTGCTTTACATCAGTTTTTGTTAAAATTCCCATAACTTAAATTATTAATGCACCGTCTTTAGCGGTTTCGTTTGTTTTATATCCTTGTATAATTCCTGTGTTTAAATATAAACGCCAATCTTCCAATGCAGAATGAAAGGCGTTAATTCCTTGCTCGATTAAATCCTCCGACAACCCGTAAACTTCTACTGTAAATGGGTATTTAGTTTCTACGGCTATAAATCGAAAGTTTTCAATCGGAAAGCCAAGTATTAGCGAATAAGCTGCCGCTTGTAAATGATAAGCCCACTTATAAATATCGCTTCTAAAAGCACGTGGCGAATTATCCTGACAAGTTTTTACATCAGCAATATATTGACCAACGTTATTCATTACATCTGGGCGCACCCTTACAGGCACTCCTTTGTATTCGCCATAATGTGAAAGTTCCACAATACCGTTGCAGTATTTTTTAGCCAATTCGTGATGGTTAAAGTTGCGCATAATCGACTGAATAATATCGCTATCTTCTTGTCCGATAACTTTTTTGCCTTGCGACTTTTCGATATGTTCTTGATATAATATCTTATCTACTTTTTTACGCAAGTCTAATTTTGGGACAACGTAATATTCAGAATTATATACGTCTGGTTCAAGCATTGCGGTATGTACCGCAGTTCCAAGACTCATCGCAGACGTTTCTTTTCGTATTTGGTTAAGGTGGTGGTAAACCGATTTCTTATAAATTGTTTTTAGTCCACTTGCTGAAATCTCCCCCCTACTATGATACTGTTCGTTAGTATCTTTTACCGTTTTCATAAAGTTGTTTTTCTAATTCTTCAATTCTTACTTTTAATCTAAATACTTCGCTTTTAAGCTGGTTACATTGCGACTCTGATATTCTTAAATACTCGTTCAAAGCATTAATGCGCTCAACCATAAATTGGTGGTCATCTTCTGGCGTGTTATCATAAATTGTTTTCATAACTAAAAAATAAAAAGGGGCAGCCCTAAAGCCACCCCGTTAAAAATTTAGAAAGGTAAATCGCCACCTACTTCTGCTGGAGTTTCAACCTTTGTAGTAGATTCTGGCGACCAAGTATCTAATTCAATGTAAGGCTTTCCGCTCTGGCTTTTTAGTATGTTTAGATTTACCCACCCATCTTGTTTTTTATTTGCTTTTAAAAACTCGATGGCATCATCAACCTTTACGCTGATGTTCCCAATTACAAAATCGGGTGCTGATTCTCTACGTTTAAAAGAGAAACCGTTTGCAAAAACTTTTTCGTTGCTCATAATTTGAATTTTAATTTAATTGTTTCTTTGTACTCGTTTTTCATTTTATAGGCAGCAAGTACTTTTTCCGCCTGTTCTTTAGTGCCTTTTAAAGTTGCTTTTAATTGGGCTTCGGTAAGCCAAGCACGCTCGTCTTTTTCTTGGTTTGTAATAGCGTTTTGAACCTCCTCGCCACTTGCTATGCTGGTGTCAATTCCTATACCCAGATAACCAAGTGCGCGACCTAATGCAGAGGTAAAACCGTTTTCCACAAATGAGGTTTTATTTATATAAGTGCTATCACGATACTCTTGTGCGTGTGCCGATACTATCGGGTCGCCTTTATCATCATAAATAGTAACTTTAAAAATCCCCTCTTTTTCGTTTAAGATTTCTACATCTTCGCTAATGCGCCAACCATTAAAGGTATCTTCATTTCTAAAATACTTTAGGCGTTCATTTACTGTAATGTACTCCTTTCCTTTGATGTTAATTGTTTTCATAACTCTAATAAATTAATTTTTAATTCTTGTTTTAACGTTTCTATTTCGTACAGCTTAAACGTTTTCGGGTCGTTAAGCCTCGCCTTTAAAGTGGGCTGGGTTATGCCTAAACATTCCGCCACCCTCTTTTTTGTTATCTTCTTATCCTTGATAAGATTGATAAATTTGTATTCAAACTCTGTCATATTTTAATAATCAAATTCAGTTGATAAATTATATAGTTCAAGTAAAATGTTTTTAGGGACATATACATATTGGTATTCTTTAGTTTTTATTCTAATTTCATCTTGTGCTACAATATCGCCTTTTATTAAATCGCCTTCTGTATCTAAATAGCTGAAATTAATTTTATCCAATATTTTGTTTTCGTTTTCCTTTACATATTTTCTTTTAAACATAAAATCACACATAATTTCTAATTGTTTTGTTATTAATTACACCCCAAAGATAAAATAAATTTTAATAATAAAAAAATATTTTTACTAAAAAGATATAAAAAACCCCCCGCAACCTAAATCGCAAGGGGGTTTCGAGCAAACAAAAAAGGCTTGTCTTACTCTACATAAACATTGTAGGTGCTACCTACATCGTCATCTTGGTTTGGCACGTGCATACGTATTTGATACTCCGAAGCCTTTACATCGTACTTCATAGCGTCAAGATAACAAGACACGGGTTCTTGTAAAATATCCGCGCCAAAGTCAATCCAAAGTTTATGGTGCAAACTTAAATGCCCATTTCGTTTTGCTCTAAATGTACCCTCGTACATTGTCATAAAATCTCTACTGTCGTTTAATATTTCCTGCGTAATAATAGCCTCAAGCGTTTTAGCTGCGGTATCTCTTGTTCGCTTATACGAACCATCTACTTTACCCATAAAATATTCTGTTGTTTTTGCCTCATTAGATAAGGCGTTATCTTGAGATTCATATTTTCCTGTATAAGTACCAACGTAATCGTATTGTTTTCTAACCGCCGTTATCTTGTTAAATTTTACATCAATGGATTGTCCCATTCCTATATTATCTAAATAATAAGCGTTATAACCACCCACTTCTGAATGACCAGACGGTACTGGGTAAAAGAAAACTACTCCAATATAAACACTTGAAACAGAGCTTGAACTTGGCGTATAAGGTTTTATACTAATCCTGTGTGTTTCCCAGTTATTTGTGGTACTACTTTCAAAGCGCCTGCTCGAACCACCTATATCAGCAGCAGAAGTTACCCACTCATCTCTTTCAAAATGGTAATACTTTGTGCCTGTGGCTGTATCTTCATCCCAAAACGCTATAATATTAGAATTATAAGTTTCTTGAACAAAAAACCTAACATCAATACTATAATTATTTCCTTCTGTACCGTCTATATAATGGCTAAATTGTATTTCATAAGGTACATTAACTTTAGCAGTAGTATATTGGTGGTCATTTCTTATTAACCTCGTATCATCAAGCTGATAAGTTTCATCCCACGGAACTGTCGTTTTAAAATATTTATTTCCGCTTACTGCTTTTGCGTTTTCACCTGTATGTGTTATAACACCATTTGTACCATAAGTTTCTGGGTCGCCTATTATCCAATTATTATCATCATAAAGAAAATGTGCGTTTTCATTTCTGAAATACACAAAACTTAATTCAGTAGAAAATTTCACTTCCTTTAAAGGTTTTTCATACGCCTTTACCAAGTCGCGATTTAAAGGCGTTAATTGGCTTGGCACTTGATAAAGTACATCCTCGTTTATTGTTTCAATAAATACACCTTCCGAATCATAGCGTTCGTACGTTATCGGTTCACTGCCTTGTCTTAAATAATCTGTTTGTAAATTTCTAATCTGTCCCATTATCCTGCTTGTAAATTAGATGCTTGGTCAAACCTTAATGTTGTGAGCGCTGATAAACTTCCCGTTGGGTAAAATATTACCGTTCCAATCCTTGCGTTTGGCGTATTATTAGGGTCAACATAAACCCTTATTGTTGTCGTGTCGGGCGCGCCAAATGTTGTATCTACTTCAAACCAATCAAAAGAAGTTACAACCGTAAAAGCACCGTCAACACTTAAAATCGTAATATCAAAATAACCACCACCAGGACTAAAGTCAAAACGTGCGCTTGGGCTTATGCTTATCGTTGTAGCTGGGTTTGCGTAAATCGCTGCGCCATTAATTGTAAGCGTTGCCGTTTGGTCTACAATACCCAAAGTTCCCGTAATGGTTACAACCAAAGTTGTAGCGTTTGTTATTTGCGTTGTTATTTGCTGTCCTACGTCCGCAGAAGATAAAATTTGAATGTTACCCAAACCAGTCCATTCATATCCACTTGCCGCCGTATAGGTTATCGTCATTGAATACGGTTTACCAGTCCCCCCCGTTGCGCTTAAATCTCCGGGATTTAAAGAATAGGAAGCGTTTGAAACCGTTCCTGCTCTTGTGAATGTAGTTGTAAATTGTTGAACGTCAGATGCGCCTGTTAATGTAAGCGTTTCAGTACTACCGCCACTTGGCAAATTACCCGTAACGGTTACTCGTATAAAATCACCAACCAATGCAGTTGCTACGTTATACGTTCCAGAGCCACTTGTAAGCGTTGCCCCTGTTAATTGCGATGCACTTGTAAATTCGCCTGTTAATGATACTACGTTAAATATCATTGTAAAGGCATCACCCGTTTCACCTGCGGCGTAATTTATTGTACCTTTTAATGGCGATACATAAGCGCCCGTAACGCTGTTTACAACGTTTATAACAAACTCATAATTTGTGTCGGTTGTTTCCCCTTCTGGTGGGTCATCGCCAATATCTGGTCGAGTAACTGCAACCGTTAAAGTAAAAGAATCGGTGTCAGTTGCACCGTTAGCATCAGTAGCCACTACGCTGTAAACCTCTCCGTCATCTTCAACATATACAACGCCAATAGGATAAATAGGGTCGTCAGTTGTTATGGTATATGAATCTGGTAATGTCCATTCATAACTCACTGGCAATGTTCCGCCATTATCGACAACCGTTAAATTATAAGCAGTTCCATCGTACATAGTAGCCTCACCAACGATGCTGATATTTGGCGCATCATATACTGGGTCTGGAGTTGGTTCTGTTGGGTCATCGGTATCATCACCACCACTTGGGGCTTCGACATCAATAACGCCACTTGTGTCAATACGGTTGTCAATTAGGTTTGAATTACTTATAATATACCAACGCCCATAGGATTGAAAAATACGGCTGTTTGTTATTTTTAGTATAGCTTCTAAAACATCTTTTGCAGACCTAAAAGTTAAATTGTTATTAAATAAACCGTATTCATTTATAATAATATCGTGAAAAATAGTTTGGTCTGCTGGTGGGCTGGTTGCCTTTCTAATTGAGTTAGCTATAAATAAATCAAAAGTATGACCTGTTAGCTTTAAGATTTCTTTTAGGTAGTAGAATAGTGATTCAGTATTTGATGTATCACTTGTATTTATAGGCGCATCAAACCCTTCTAAAGTTCCAAGCCCATCAATCGCCTCTAATTGTATTTCATAGGGCGCAGTAACAACCGCTTCTTGATAACGGTCAACAACCAAAAAACCCTCCCAAATTGGTTGGTAGTAAAATTCTTGACCTATTTCGGCGTTCCAAATAACATCCATTCCATCCCAAGTACCTACTTCATCTTCCCAATTTCCCCCGTAAGAATTATAATACAAAATCTTTACTTTATATTGGCGTTCATCGCTGCGGTAAAACTCATCGTATTGTACAGAATCTGTAACGAAAAAAGAAAGTTTACATCGTGAGCCAATAATAGGCGAATAAATATCGTCATCGGCATCCCACTCAATTACGGCTGGCTGACCCGTTCCAATTATAGAAGATACATCGCCCGTGTAATCTTTTTCAAGAATTTCGATTTTCATCTTTCTTTTAACGACATCGCTAAAAAAAAGTTCATATTTTACTCCGTATGCCATTATAAGATACGTTTTCTATTTCGCTCGGCTCTTTGTAATGCTACTACTAAATCCTGACCTTGTATTCTAAATTCGCCCCCTACGTTTACGTTTTGTCCTGTTTGCCCAATCATTCCTTTTAATTTATCAAGTGGCGCGACAACCTCTGGGTTACTTCTTGCGCCTGAATACTCACCCATTAAACCTAAAGTTGGACCAGATATAATCCCCCCGTTTGCAAATGTTTGTAATCCTGATAATGAGCTAAATATTCCTTTGACCCCACCTAAATTAGCAGCAGCACCTGGTAATAATGCCGATAAAACAGCAGCAGCGGCAGCAGCAGCTACAAGCCGAACCAATAATTTTTTTAAACCTTGTATTATAGAATCAAAAAAATTACCCCCATCAGCCAATGCCATAAATGAGTTCATTAATGTATCACCAACAGAATTTGCAAGTTGTTTTGTAACATCAGATGCGTTTTGCATTTTATTAGTTAAATCAGTAATCTGAACAGCAGCCGCGGTAATTTGCCCAAAATTACTTCCCGTAGTTTTTACGTTTAAGGCTTGAACTGGCTTTCTGCCTCCTGGAGTTGTTACACCTACCCCCTCAAAAACACTTGATACTTGACCTTGTATTTTCTTTAATAGAGTTGAAACAGTACCATCAAACCTTTGCTCAACGTTTTTTTCCCATTCATCAACATAACTATCAGCTAATTTTTTCCCAGCATCTTTTGATATTTGTTCGCCTTGTTCAAAAGCAGCGTCTAAAATACCTGAAAAATCGCCACCTAATAAATTATCTTTAAATTCAGTAAATAAAAGACCTGCTGTTTGTAATGGCAGAAAAATATATTTCTTAAAAAATTCTTCAACACGAATTAAAACACGTAATACATTAAATTTTATGGCGTTTTTAAATAAAACTGTTGCATTAGCTATGTCATCAAAATAAAGAACAACAATACCAATTGCAGCTGCCACTAAAGTTATTGGTGAATACAAGGCGGCTAAAACAGTTCCAAGAGAACCTAAAACTGTCAATATGGTTGGTAATACTGCCGCAAAAGCGGTAAAACCTATAACTAATTGTTTTGTGGTTGGGTCAAGCCTATTAAAAGCTAAAAATAAATCTTGTAAAAAACCCATTACATTTTGTAGCATAGGCATAAGACTTTCCATCAAAACACCGCCCAAATCAGTAAATGAATTTTTTAATTGTATTAATCCTTTTCGTAGTTTAAATTCAGATGATTTTTGTAACTCATCAAAGGCAGCGGCTGTAACACCAGAGGTGTTCGCCATACGTTGAAAAATTTCAGCCGTTACCGCAGCCCCTTTACCCGTTAAATCTAAAATTCCCCTCAAGGCTCTAACGTTACCAAAAACTCGCTCAAAAGCCCCAGAGTTGCGTTCCGAAGCCTGCCGTAATGTTTCTAATACAGATAATAATCCTTCATCTTTAATTTGTTGTCGTAAACCTTGACTTGAAAGACCTAACTCTTTCATTGCTTTTTCAGCATCGCTGGTGGGCTTCATAATACCCATCATAATTCCGTTGAGTTGGGTAGATGCTTCGGCGGCATTAGTTCCTGTTCTACTCATAGCGGCAAAAGCAGCACCTACTTCGTGAAACTGAATACCCATATTAGAAGCAATAGGCAAAGTTCTACCCATTGCACCAGCGAGTTCATTAGCTTCAAGTTTTCCCTCACGAACAGCGGCTGTTAAAACATCAGTAGCGTCTGTTGCGCCTAATGTATCTACACCGTAAGCGTTCATTGCAGAAGTAGCTAAATCCGCTATTGTTTTTGTTTCGCCAAGCCCAATCGCGGCGGCTTTTGTTGATGCCTCTAATACAGCCATTGCATCTGCGCCCCGAAGTCCAGCAGAAGTAATAAAAAACAATGCGTCAGCGGCTTCTCCAGAAGATACCCCCGCCTGATTTGCAAATTTAGTTACAGAAGAAGCCATAGCATCCACCTCTGCGCCAGCAACCCCAACAAGGGTTTTAATTTTGGTCATTGACTTATCAAAGTCTGCCGCCATTTTTATAGCAGCACCACCACCAGCAATTAAAGGTAAGGCAAGGCGTGTTTGGAGTTGTGAACCAACCGCTTTTAATTTACCGCCAAAAGATGCTAATTTGCTTTGTGCTTTATTTAAACCAGCGTTTAATCCTCTTGTATTCGCCGATATATTTACTATTAAATGCTCTTGATTTGCCATAGTACAAAAATACTAAAAAAAAAGAGGTTAAATTTTAACCCCTGCTTTTCTTGCTTTTTCTAAAAACGATACAAATTGCTGCGGTGTCGATTTTGGTTTGCCATCGTTTAGGTATTTATCCTGTGGAAGTGGAAATAATTTATTGGGCTTTATCATTTGGCTTTTCTTGGTGCAATTTACGTTGTGAATCATCGTTGCTAAATAACGTGTTTGTTCCCATTGTAGATTTATCTTAATAGTGTGTGATTCGCCAAGACGTTGGTTTTCCGACCAAGTATTACCCCAAAAATCGTTTGGGTTTATGCCAACCTGTCCAATATAGTAGTCGAGTATATCATCCCAAGTTAGGCGGTTGGCTTCGGCTTTCCCGTATCTTTAGGATTTCGGTCAATACCCATATTTAGGTCGTTGCCTAAAATACGACTTTCGGTCATTGCGTTTACAATATCAGTAAGCTGGTCGGCGTTTAAATCCTCAAGCCAAGCACCTACTTTAAATTGGTTGTAGTCAATTTCATTTCCTTCTTCCTGGTCATACGCCAAGATAGCAGAATAAACCAAAGCGCGTATCGCTGAAATAGAAATACCGCCGTTAAATACTTCGCCTAATTTGTCAAGTGAAATGTTTAGAATATCGGTAAAGTTCGCCCAGAAGTTCATTGAAAAATGAAGCGTGCGTTGTTTACCACCTAATTCAATGGTGTAGTAACCCCTTTTTTTGTTTGCCATAAATAAAAGAATTAAAGGGGGTAAATTAATACCCCCCTGTATTATGAGTTAGTACTCTTGGTAATTGAACCAGTAGTTGTAATACTTCCGCTGTAAGATACAGGCGCTTCCATTTCAGCAGTCATTTCAACGCTTGAAAGAAAACCTTCAACAGTATAAACGTCATCGCCACTTGCAGCAGTACCGAAAACACAAGTTAATTGTGTTCCAGCGATTAAATAATCAGCAAGTTCAATGGCGTTAGCTGTATCGTCATAAGCAACAAGACCGTCAAATGAAATCTCACCAGATTTTACCCCAGCAATAACCTCTTGGAATCCGCCACTATCTTTAGTGGTAGCTTCTGGTAGGTCAGCGTTAAAAGTCATTGAACAGCTTGTAGTGTGTCCTAAAGCAGTATCTTCTATTTTAAGAATTAAGTTAGTTCCGTTAAATACGCCAGTTGTAGCCATTTATTTAATATTTTATTTTTTACAAATATACAAATTTAATTTTCGTCTGTTTCAGCCTCCTCAACCACCTCGTTGTCTTGAATACCTTCGTTAAATATCTTAATAATGGCTTGCACCTTATTAAGTTCTCGAATAGGTAGTTCGTTTAAAATCGCGGTGATTTGGTTCGCTTGTTCTTTTGTAATTTTAATTTCCATTTTTGTTTGCTTTAAAATTTAGACAAAGATAAAAAATTATGCGCCAATTTGCTTTGTTACTACCGTAGGATTAATCTTTTCAGCAATTTGCGCGTCAATAGCATCTTTTTTAGCTTGTACTTCTTCTTCCCCCATTGCAGCTTCTACCCATCCGTTAATCATATCTTCGGTGATGTCCGCAAACGCAGTAAAGTCTGAAAGGTCAGAAGTGTCTAAAGCAATAGTTCCGTAGGTACTCCCTACGTTGCCGTCAGCGTCTTCGCCAGTTAATCGCCAATGAACGTTGAATATTACATCAGCGTTGCCGTCTAAATTAGGGTAGGTGTCTACCGTTTTGTTGTTCCAAGTGTAAGTCATTATTCTACTATTTCGGGTTGATTAATACTCGCTTCGTACTCGCTAATTAAGTCCGCAGTCCATACCGCATCAGCAATCGCTCTTACTCCGTTAGCATCTGCTCCATCGTAATCACCGCAAGATACTACTGTACGCTCAAATGATTCTGAAATCTTTACGCCATCTTCTAATATCTGATTAGAGTAGCGAATTTGTAGATGTTTGTATTTTGATACAATTTCTACTTTGTCTTGAATTTTTTCTTTTGTTAGTGCCATTATTATATTTATTATGATGTTTGGTAAGTTCCTGCAAGCATTATGTATTTTGGGTAACCAACGGAAGTACTTCTTCCCGATACCGAATTGGGAACCATTAGAGAAATAGTCGTTCCGTTTTGTATAACATATCCATTTTCAGCCGTTCCTGCCGTATATGTATTGTGAGTTACAGATATAGCAGAATATGCGTTTGTTTTTGCGGTAAACGGAAGACCACCAACAATAGCAGCTACTGAAGGCGATGCTACATTTATATCTCCTGAATACACTTGAAAATGAACCATATTTCCAATTTTAGTATAATATCCTGTTGCGGTGTTTGTGCTTCCATTAAAAGTCGCAGCAAAAGTCCCTTCTTCGTAATCATCTAAAGCATTAGCAGCAGCAGTATCTCCGTTGAATGTTATACCTCCGCTCGATAAGATGCGCATTGCTTCACGCTTGGTATTCCCACCTTCAACAACAAAAGCCATATCATTAGAAGAAGTTCCTGTACGAATAGCAACAATACGGGCAATAGATTGATTTGTACCTGCTGTATCAAAAACTATTTGCGCGAATGAATTTGTTGTACCATCATTATTTGATACACAAATAGATGCGCCATATGCTTTTTGTGCATTATCATCAGTAGAACTATAAGCAGTTGAATCTATACCAAATACTTCCAATTTTTGCGGTGTATTTGTGGTTGGCCCTATCAATACATTCCCATCACTCGTTATGCGCAGGCGTTCGGTGTTGTTAGTACCAAACATAACTGGAGCATTTTCATAATTCCAAATTAAAGCTGTTCCGTCTGAATCAAGATTGCCTATTATAAGTCCATCTGCTGAACC